CTATAATCATTGAAAAGTCGCCATGTTTTTACCTGACCCTGAAAAAATATCTGAGAATCATATCCATTATCGGGCACTAAATACAAAGCCGCAGCGTTCGCACCCGCCACACGAACACGATTCACACCGTTAACTTGTAGATAAACAGACTTTCCAGCAACCGCATTGACACGTATAGTACCATCGGATTCTTGCACAAATCCATAATTAGTTGTATTTCGATAATCAATGTGCCCGAAAGCGGCTACGTCAGATGATCCACAATATCCAACGTAAGCTCTACCAATTCTTGCATATACATCAGTATCGGGAGCTATATCTAAAGCGTTTTCAGGTACGTTATTAAAAACAGCTTTACCATTCTCATCAATTGTCAGCCGTTTAGTGCCGGCAGTACGGAAATGTATCTTATCTTCATCAGCGGTTTCCTCGACCGTTACGCTTGTATCGCCGTCAGCATCAAATATCTTATTCGTAATAACCGATGTCGGTACTCTTACAGCAACCCTGCTATCGTCCGTGCCTTCCATGTAGATAGTTATATCAGGTGCGCCGCCACCACCGCTTACATTTGAATAAATCTTCAACACAACTCTGTCGGTGCTACTAATTGGAGTATCACTCTCAAGAAAACCTGACATTACTATTTGTGTTTTCGTATCTTTTGTAACTGTATCTGAAGTTGAAGTTTCCACTAATTCGGTTTCAGTACCCCCAGAATCGCGTTTATATAATTTTGCGGTAAATGTTACAGTTTTATTGCTATCTTGTTCTACCCAGATACTAACAATATACAACCCAGCACTTATCTGGTCAGCAAGTGCGAATTGCGGGCTAATATATGACCACAATAACGTTCGACCATCTGATACACTATTCTCTGTAAGCGAGGAACCACCCGCCCCTGTTTCAGAGAACAACATCTCGTAATAATCACCAATCCCAGAAGCTGTATCAGTAAGAAACAAATTTAACGTAGCGGCGGCCAAAGAAGCATCAACATATTTTTTTGTAGCATATTCTTTTAACAAATTAACCGCATTAGCTAATTCCTCTATCTTTTTTGTAAGATTAGGATCTTGGTCGTAAATTATCGGATCAACCTGTTGCATTAACGATTCCCCTGTACTGTAAATGGAATAGTATGACCGAAGATTTCAAACCGACGACCTTGATACTTAACACGCGCTGTCTTGCCGGCCTGATTCCACGAACAACGTGTAGTTGCCCGCTCTGTAGAAGTTTGTCCCTGAGCAGTACGTGTAGCATAACTAGCTCCGGCATCTGTACTTAGGGCAATACTTAATGCATCTCCAACTTGTCCGGTACCGGCATAGTAAGAATAACTCCGTGTAATGCGTGCGTAAACGTCCAAACCAGCTATTGGATAATCCTTGGTAATAGCTACCGCATCGATATCAGCACCGTTATCCTGCCTTAGCGCGGGACGCTCGATATAAATATAGCCATTCTCGTCACCCATAATTGTTTCATCAAACTTAGACTTCTGACTCCAATCATCGATTAAATTGGTATAACTATCAATAGAATCAGTTAAAGAATCGATGGTTGTTTGTGTCTGATAATTATACGTACCTACTGTAGTAAAACCTTGGCTATCATACGCCCATTCGTCTTCGTTAACCCGATAAACCCACGTCTTTGACGGATAGGTGTCAGCAACTCCCGGCACACATAAACGCCACTCGTTCCAGCGGGGCACAAAAGTACTGCAAGCATATTCGGGATGCTGCGGATTCAGGTCATCGAAAAATGTTCTCGATACTTTATTATAACCCACAGGTCGTGGTTGCGGAGTTCCGGTATACAATAGAAACTCTTCGTTACCCACGTATATTAAACCGGTTTTTAACAAACCATATTCATTAAACCGTGCCCCATACCCCTTTAAATATGCAACAGCAAACGGCGCATCTGTTAAACCGGTAGCGCGCACCTGCACCAAACAATCCGACTTAGCAGCGATGACGTTATTGCCAAATGGAGCTAAAAACTTAATATCGCCGTCTGTTTCATACAACTCTTGATAACCTGCATCATCGGTAGCACCACCAGTCCACGCTTCGGCATCAGCAACCGGACTCCAGATAATAGTATACGGTGTTGCTGTTCCTGTCTTATCACTTTGAACGGTAATAATATTACCAAAGATTAAACGGCCACCTAATGACGTGACAAACTTGGCTTTAGGTGGACTTCCGGGTAAATCCTGACACGGTTGTGCGGTATCGCCATCCCAATAAATCGGATAGTCAGAACCATTAGTTGCAATACACCAGTTCTCATCATCTGAAGCATCATAAAAATTGTGCGCACGCCAGCGATTAGCCATAGCCGCAGAATAAACCTTGCGAATAACATAGTTAACCGCACCACCGGTATTCGGTCCATTGGTAGTCAGTTCCAAGGTATCTAAATCTGTAACACTATCAATCTCATACCATGTATCTGGTGTGCCGGTACCATCAATGTCATTAGTATCAAATTTAATAAAATCGCCAGCTTGAATATCGCCCGTTACCCAATCAGTTCCAGAACCTTCAACCGTAGTAGTACCACCAGCACAAGACACCGTACCCGTATTATATCGTGGTGTTAAAAACTTAAACACTACGCCACTATCGTACCAGTAGTAAACATCGGTAGAAGTAAATACCATGAGATGCTGAACACCGGCCAAGGTTTGGTGCACATGAACCAAAAGCGGAATACCTTCTAGGGCAGCAGACTGCAATAATTCCCGTCCATAACGTGTATGCAGAGCTCCGGCTACAACACGAAAGTTTTGACTACCTTTAATCAATGCGCCTGCAGGAGCCAAGTCTGCGGGCATATCGGGATAATATCCCTTAAACCCAATTTCTAATACTGTCGGTTCATTAGCCATTATCAGCCCCTTGCCATTCTAATATCCTGTCCCGCCTCATCAGACATTCGTTCTTTAATCAGATACCACCGCTCTTTTGAAAACTTAATAATACAATCTTTAGGAAGTTCGTAACGCGTCTCGTCCTCAGTTACAAGAAACCTATTTCCCGTTTCAGGTATAATACCATCCCCTTTAACGTTCTTAATCTTTTGCCAACCATTCCTGATAGTAAAATAATTCTTTGTTTGTTTGTACCATACTGTATAAGTAATCATTTAAAGCCTCCTATAGATTTATTACAGCCACTGGCAGGAATCGAACCCGCAACCTTCTGATTACAAGTCAGTTGCTCTACCGGTTAAGAGCTACAGTGGCGTATAGACGAAGTCAATCTAGACATAGTCACTTCAGACGAAGTCAATATAGACGTAGTCAATCTAGACGAAGTCATTCAAGCGGGCGGAGGGATTCGAACCCTCATTAACAGCTTGGAAGGCTGAAGTCCTACCATTGGACGACACCCGCAAGTATGTCCATGGTTTATGGACATAACATACAGTTTATTTTCGTTTCAATTCCCGTACCCAAAGTACGCAAAATCAAACCATTCTAAACTACGCCCTAACCTTCATAATATATGACACAGAGAGGTACTTCGGCCTGTTTTCAGTATTCGAAGCTGGACCGGTACTACCGGTACCGCCACTTCCTGTATTCCCACTTCCACCACTATCTGTAGCACCATCTAATTCTGTACCATACGAAGGAGTGTTGGTTTCAGTAGCGACAGTAATGCTTGTGGTTTTGATATTTGAAGTATATTGGCTAACGCTCTTTTGTCTACAATATAAAGTATTAGCAGCATTACTCATGAAAAGTAACGCCCAGCCCGCAGATGACAAAGTGTGCGAATGGGCTGGAATAGTGTGACTGTGGCTTGGACCGGTATGGGTGTGAGCCATTGTAGACGAGCCACCAGTTCCGCCCCGACTTCCTGTAACATCACCCATTAAAAAGCGATCATCTGTAAGCTGCGGCAAATATCTGCCAGCACCGTTAAATATCGTACTTTGGCTATCATTCAGAGCAGAACCATCACAGAGCTTCCAGTTATCTGATAGTGAAATAGATATACCTGTGTAACCACCATTGCTGCCATTAGTAAAATATCCGGGCAGCCACGCCATAATTGATCCCTCAGGAACATCGTGTCTGGCAACAGCCGCATCCTCGTCTGCGCCTGACCCAATAGCGTTACCATTGGTATCTTTCGCTACCATATTCAAAAATTTACGTATCATAACTTTAAGTTCTTGAATACGGTCATCTATCACATCACCAGAATCTGTACCATCCGGCGTTCCCTCAAATGTTGCATCCCACGCCATAATAATCTCCGTTCATTTATAAGGATTGTAAGGTCTTCCCCTGCTTAACGATCCTCGCATATTTCCCTGCCATGATAAAAAGGCTGGTAAGTCCACCTGAAAAAATTTAGTCCCCCACCTGCTCGCATCGTTATCCAAACCCAGCACTACACACATACGCCATGTAGCACCAGAGATAATAATATCATCTCCGTAAAGCGCACTCAGTATTGCTGTATCACTATCATCCGATAACTCCGTTTCTTTTGCATAATACCAAATATTAATAGTATACGTATCATCAGGAATCAAACGCAAATACATGCGCCACCCTGTAGTTGAAGGTAAAATATCAAAGTAATCCGGTTCACCCGTATCACTAACTTCGAGATCATCCCAGTCTAACTGTGTCAATTTGACATAGTTACCGTCTGATTGCTCTAAGCGCGCTAACTTCAAAGACATAAAATTAGCCGGTAAATCCACGTACTCCTGATCAGCGGTAGTCGTAATATCTGTATTGCGTAAAAAGGGCTTTAAGCCTTTGGCGGGTAATACAATAGTCAAAACCTCGTTGATACACTTACCTGCCAGCTCTAAGCTATCTATATCATCTCGACCAAGGTTTGTAATCGCCACCCTTATTTTTAATGCAGCAAAATTCATACACCGCTCCTCAGAACCCAGAATACAAAACTAACAAAACCCGTATACAGCACCCCAATAAGCCACTTCAGCCAGCTAATACTCGTACCAAAACCGTTAAAAACTTTCTTCTCGATACTAAGAATACGTTCCTCGTGGTTTTCTAATATTTCACGATTAGCTTCACGAACCACTTCACGAATATAGGCTTTCTCTTCATCACTCAACGCCATTGGTCTTCCATCTCCTCTTTAAGGTTGTCCCTGTGGTATAAGCACCTATTAACAGCCCTATAGATGGCGTTACTGCCGTCGAATACTGAATAGCCTGCGCCATGTTCTCGGGATGGAATATAAATGTCCAGGATAATACACCCACTACAAGAGAAACAAGACCACAAATCGTAATCTTGGTTACTGATTGGCCAGCACCTGTAAGCAGTGCCTGCGCGCGGATCTCAGCCAAATGTGCCCTCAGCGCGTTTGCCTTGTCTTTATCGACAATAGCCTGATCAGCGATATCCAAACCCTTGTCGGCTAACTTTGCTATAGCCTTGCCTGCTTTAAATAAACCCATATTAAACTCCATCTAAAAGAAGTTGTACAAGCTCTTTCCAGCTATCTACCCGAAAACCAAATTGCGTATAAGCTAAGTTGTAGGGTTGAGTAAAAATAATCCGTTTACCTTGAAACTCAAGCAAGTGTTGGAAATTATCGTCCACCAAAATATCACCGCTTAGTATCCCCTTATTACCTGTAAAAATAATTCGATCGGGATATAAAAACGGTAAATGTGTTTGTATCCAGCTCAGTTTTTCCGGCACACAAACCAGATTCCAGATCGGTCTTGTTGCAATATAGATCTCGTACTTTTCCCGTAACTTTGGGAGTTCATTACCCATACCAGATATAGGCAACATGCTATCCCAAAATCCCGGGGTATCCCACATCGCTTGGTTCAAGCGTTTAATCTCTAACAAATCATATAGTTTATAATTCTTTAAAACTTCATACTGCTCCAATTGATCCGGTACACGCGTACGAAAAAGTTCGGTTCGTTCATCATACTTTCGGTTCCGAAACTCTTTATTCAACCAACTACATGCAGCTTCACTATAATCAGTGATCACGTTATCCATATCAAGAAACAGTCTCTTCATTTTGCCTCCTTTGATTCATAAAATACATCGCAAACAAAATGCCACAGGCAGCATGCGCTAAATGCGATAAATTAAAATCATCTTTGTTAATATCTTCCCCGCTAAGATGCGCAATAATGTGACGCATAGCTGCAGCAATACACCTCTTTTCACCGTTCTCTAGCTTCTTCCAGTTATTTGGTGCATACTTCTTAGCACCACCCATTAAAACTTCCATCACTTCCGTTGCTTCAGACCACGGAAATAACGTCCAATCAAGTTTTTCACTATCGTACTTAATGCCCTCCATCTGTTACCTCCAAATAATAGCTCAACACCACACCACACAAGCCACATCAAAAACAACAAAAAACAGTAGTAACCAGACTTTGCCAGTAAATAGGTTATTCCGTCCATTCGATATTCTCGGTTTTAAATTGATCTTCAGGTATGGGTATATTATCCGGCTTAGGCTCATATTCAATTTCAGCGATACTGCCGTCCCTATCGAGATAATACCATTTCTGACCCGATTTCAGCAAACCTTCCTTCTCGTGAAAAATATCAATCTCTGGTTTCTTCTTAGGCAAGTTTATCTCCTTTGGCAAGCGGAATACAACGCAGGGCTTTAGGATCCCATATTCTTCCGGGTCCACAGTCATGAACTAAAGATGCCACCCTTTTGCCCTTACTAGGTATCAATCGCCACTTACCATTTATACATTGGTATTTTTTACCGCGTATCGTACGTTTCGTTCCCGATTTACAGGTCATTCTCAACTCCTTATTTAGTAATGAATATTTCTTACAAACGGCTGCAACACCTCAAATGCATCCCTCAGCACCAGCACATCATGCTGGCAGTGCTCAACCACATATTCCAAAGCTTCGGTTTCTCCCAAAGCCGCGTTAACCCACGTATCATACAGCAAATCCGTTTTCTGTGTTTCAAGCTTAAAAGCTTTGGCAACGGCATCTAACCGGCTGCTGTTGAGTTTAATAAACTGTCCGCGAGCATAGTACATTAAATCCAGATGAAGCCGCTTCTCAACCGGTTTCATGTCATGCAAGCGTAACCGCGCGTTCAGGTAAGGAATATCAAAGAGCTTGCTATTCCACCCGACCCAAATCCACGATTCGTTTAAAATCTCTCGGCATTTGGCAATAATCTTTCCATCATCCCCAAGATTCTTGCCACGATATTTCCGATCCAGCGCAGAGATGCACACCGGTTCTTTGCCTTCGAAGGGCAGAAAACACCCAGCCAGAACACGACCTAAGTTCCCTTTTAAATTAGTTGTCTCAAGATCAAAAAATACAATCTTGGTATCCATGCATTCCCCCTACAATTTAAATTGCACCATCGAGTAAACTCGGTTTACGTGCATGTAACTGGTGAATCACCTCCTGAATATCATTAAAACCAACGTATTCATGGGTATTATCCCGGAACCACAAACGCCGTATAATCTGATCCTGTAACAACTTAATATCGAGATGAACAAAACAGGGTGTTGAAAAAGGATAAAACCCGATACCAGTAAATGGAAATAACGAAGCTACCGCGACCTGCTCCCATAATGCTAATCCTACAAAACGACAATCTACAGCGCGACCAACATAATGCTGGCTACCCGCTTTATGAGTACCCGAAGTAATATAGTGAATAACACATTTAGGATTACGCTCGCGAAATTGCTGTTTTATAAACGAGGTTAGTTCATCCAAATAGTACATTAACTCCGGTTCGATTAAACTAATATCCTCAGCCTTATACACCGGTATACGCTGAATAGTTCGCTCAGTGCTACGAAAGTTCCGCAACGCATCAAATGCTTTTCTTGTCACTGCAATACTCCCACCAATAAGTATTTACTTGCCCCATCGAACCTTTGGCACGAGCTCCTTTTTTGTAACCCCGAAACTCACTCTCCGACCATGCAGATTGGTGATCCTCAAATATATTCTCTTCACTAACGTGTTTATATCTCAACCATTCTTGTCCGATTGGAATACTCAGAATAAAGTTGTTACAGTGTCGAGGAATTTCCTCTAAAACACGTTGCGCCCGTTTCTTTGGTAGATGTTCAATTACGTCACCAGCATGAATCAAATCGTAGTAGCCAAAATTAGGGCTTCGAATTAATTTAGCAATATCTCCAACAACCACATCATCGTATATCTTGTGCAAATGGGGCTGCTCAAAAACATATGGAGCATATATATCACACCCCGCCAAAATCACTTGTCGATCCTTCTGTCGCCAACGTCCATTGGTATGTTCCAGGGCATTACGTACCAGCATTCCAAATAACCCATCTCCGACACCAATATCAAAAATAGTCTTAGGTTGCATTTCAGTCATCCACAACCATTTTACAACTATATCGTATGGGTACCTTACCATTACTTTCCTCCACAGACGAAGTCATTACATTTCCACACCGTACATCTTTGCCAGCTTACGCATTTCTGTAATGGTCTTAATTTGAATATCATTCTTTAATAAATACTCAACGAATTGCTGAAACTTCTCGCTCGAACATGGTTGCCAACCCTCATCGTCTAAACCATGAAATACAATAGGAAACCATAGTCGATCACCAGCACCGTAAATAAACTTTAGTTTGTCATAAATCTGCGACATAGGTGTCTCAGCCCAGCGCGGTATCCAGGCAGAACGTCGCACATAGTCAAAACCGGGCAGAGTATTCTGCCAGGCGTTTTTAAGATACGGATAAGCATAGTAATAAGGTCCAGGATGAATTTGCTTTAAAACATCCAGGGATATCTGATAATCTTCTGGTTTATCGTCAACACGAATATCAAAATGCGTATGAGAGTGGGAACCAACAGCATGCCCCATATTATATATTTCGCGCCATTCAGCTATCGAGCCATGCAATAAACCCATATTATCAGAATCATTTATAGTTTCCACATATCCCCTTAACCATCCGGTAACAATAAAAAATGCTAATCTTGCTTCCGGGCCACACGCTCGCACAATCTTATCAGCTTTGTGCGCTGTTCGTAATAGCCCATCGTCAAAACAGAGAGTAATATAATTCATACGTCCTTCCTCAGATCATCTAATCTACCAGCATCAATAACAGTGCGGCGAAACTCTTCATAATCTGTTCGATAATCCAGATCGCAGGTATAATCTGTATCTGGCTTTACAATAAGATGCCCCACAGCCGGTATTCGACCATCATTTACAGGTACGTTACATACCGCAGCATAAAACTCCCAGGAACTCCCACACGTATTATGTTCCTGAGAATTTGAAATAGCCTCAAGCAACTTCGAGCCGTGTTGGCCTCTATCAAAAATAATACCAAAGGTTTCGCCACCACGGTCAAAACTACACACCCACTCAAAAGGTTTCAGTAAAAAAATCGTATCCATACAAGCCTTAGAAAAAATAACATCTCCATGTAATGAAATCACCGTATCCGAACGCCACTGTTCTTTAGATGACCACAAAGTATGTAATAACGTCTTATTAGAAATTGGCCGCATAACACGACATCCGTGATCAGAACATAGTTCAAAGATATCTTCATCCGTAGTCATTACGATAGGATCACCGTCACGTTGGGCAGCTTGTCGATAGGTACGCAAAATTAACGGCTCCCCGCCAATATCAACCAGTTGCTTAACCGAACCAAAGCGACTTGCCCGTCCAGCAGCTAAAATAATCACTGTTCTAGAATAACTACGTTTCATACGATCACCTTCAGCTTTTCATGCCCGATACGAACCATTGGATCAACCCAGATATCGAAACCCAGCTTCTGCGCTCGTTCACAAAACGATACGTCCTCGCCAAGCGGGTAGATAATATCACCCAACGTCTCAAAGTGTTGCGTAATCCACGGAAATGCAAATCGCTCAATCACACCTTTTTGAATAAGCATAAAAGCCATACCAGTAAAAGCAACCGTAAACGGCTCAGATCTCTTATCAAGCTTCTTATCAGTTAGATACTCGTATTGCTGGTGTTCGCGCCAATAATCAAGATCACGGTTTTCCACTATCGCATACAACCCACTTTGCATTTTTGCACAACCACAGATAATTGGTTTATTCCGTGAAAGTAAAGTTTGAACATGAATAGGTGAAAATACCATATCACTGTCAATCCAGAGCATATGAGTGTACGTCGGAATCTTACCCTCAAATGGAACGTTATCGGCTGGTCTTTGCGGAACGCCGAAAAGAAAGTTCCGGCAGGCAAAAACATTGGCCTTATAAGCCATGCGTAGAGTAACGCGCCATTTATGTTTCACCAACCACTGTAACAACCTTGTCAAAGAACCAACATAATTCTGTGAAAACTGCTTTCCCGGTAAACACAGCACCATATGCTGCTGTTTAGGTACATCCAAATCAGTTACAAATTCAACATCTGCACTCATTTAAACCTCCTAGGAAAAAACTCGGGGGTTTTAACCCACCCCCGTAGGGAATTAATTATTGAGTCGCTATCACTGTCCGATTGCCATAACCATAACGGTTACAGTGTCGGTTGTAGCAGCAGTACCAGCCACGTCAAAGCAATAGATGTCAACCAATCCATCATCCGTATCAAAATCAACGGTTAGACAGAGAGTGTTCTCAGTTCCACCAACTGTGCCCTTTACAGATGCCACAGCCTCAACAATCGTATTGAGACCGGTATCCATGTCAGTAGCACTACCAGCAGTACCTATCGACACTTCGCCCATTGCTATACGGTGGTACCCGCCCGGCAGACCCATAATCGCAAGATTAGTTAAGTCAGTAGCCATTAGCTTAGTACTCCGTATCAGACGCTAGACCAGAAATAGCCGCAGCATAGCCGTCCACGGTAATAACCGCAAAGTCGTCAGTATAGGTAGAGGGACTCTGAAAATCATCAGGACCAAGTACGCTCTTCTTGAAACCCCAGAGCATGCTCAGTGAGACACCGGTCTTCCGACCATAGTCATACTTTTCTGATCCTGCGTAAGGCCCAGCACCCCATGCTAACATTCCGGCTTGCGCACCAAGAAACAGACTCCGATACGCGGTCGTATATGTCGCATTAGTGATAAGGTGGTCATTTTCGTAAATGGCCACACCATCCCACCAACCGCTTATACCAGACCAAATCGGATTATCTTTTCCACGTTCGGACGCGTACAAAACAGCATTTTCATAATCGGGGTCCATTGCCCTGATCATGGCCCATGCGTACGGATGCATAATGTACACATAAGTCTCGACGCCGTCTATAATAACAGGACGCATACCGCAAGTTACACGAGCATAGGTCTTAAAACGTGAAATATCACGCACTCTTACCCAGTCGTCGCCCGTATCTATAGTGGTTGCACCGTCCCAATCACCACCATACATCTTTCTATTGGTAGTAGCTGCGGTTCCTGTCCACGCGCTGTCACCCTTATCAAGAGTTGTATCGCCGCAAAGCAACCGAATAATGTACTCGTCAAAGACTTCTCTCATACGAAGAGCAAGCTCTTGTTTTGCAAGCATAAGCAGGTTTTTCTTGGACTTTATGTCTTCGAATTTACCATACTTCTTAACACCAAATGCCATTTCAGCAATTTTAACAGTGTCAGCCACAAACTCCAACTTCTCTTCATTACCGACCAGCTCTTCCTCGTTAATAACAGGATCACCTGTCATCTTCTTCAGAAGATCAAACTCGATAGTCTGGCCCTTGCCAGCATTGAGGTCTGTTCTTTTCTGTATAATATTATTCGGACCCTCGCCGATAAACTTCTTAATATTGGAAAGATATTCCATTTCAAGGATCGTAGCTTCACTCCACTGTTTTGCAGTAAGATCACTGCCAAACACTGAAACGCCAGTCGCCATAGGAGATATCCTTTCTAAAGATTAAGGTTCTCTTTCCCTGTGACGATCAAATAGTAACACTACCTGATTATTTAAGCAAATCCAACCAAGTTTTATCCAGTTCGTCGCGTGAAAGCTTACGCTTCTCGTCCAAACTGAGTCCTGCCAAGTCTTTTGATTGTAATGGTCCAGCTTTGCTCTTGGTTGACATGGTCTTTGGCCCCTGCACGGGTTTTTTAACAGCCGGTTTAGCACCAGTTTGAGTAACTTCGTTTCCTTGTTGTGTTTGCGTAGCTGTTATCTGTGCCTGTTTCTTTGCATAGTCATACAAAAGTTTGGGAACATTCGCAGGTCCCTGACTGGTAATAAGTTTGTTCAGTGCGGGATCGCGAAGAGCCGCGTCCATGTACGGTTCCACAACATCGTCATAGTCTTCGTGAAGAGCACGCATCGTGTCCTCAGCAAAGTTAACGATCATGGAAGCCGTGTAGTTTTCAAGCTGTTTAGCCTTAGTCTCTAACATCTGTTTTTGAGCTTCGACAATCCGCTTCACTCCAGCCACTGTCACCACATCATCGTCATCTAAATCTTTTAACGCATCAATAACGGAGGTGCGCTCCGACTTAGCTTCTTCAAGTTGACGAGTCAGTGCTTCGATCTGGTTACGAAGTTCTGCATTTTTGCTTCTGCTCATTCCTCTTGCTTCTCTTAGAGCTTTGTTCAGATTATCCACTTGTTCCTGAAGTTTCATCATCCGCGCTTCGGCATCGTCAGTGCCAGTAGCTCCTTCAGAAGCTTCTAATTCCTCCTCTTCCTCTTGCGACGCAGTATCGGGAGGGTTGTTCGGATCAACGTCATCCGAAACAAATTTTACGTCTGCTGTCTTTAAACTCATTTAATTCTCCTAACGGTGAGATACCGATAATTTAGTAAAATGGACTGTTAACCTACTTTAATCAGGCTACACAGTAAGGTCACCCATAGAATGACTTCGTCTCCTGTTCTACGTCAGGCAACGTTTCTCTACTTCTTCTTTAAAAAACCTCGAATCTTCCAGTATGCATCAATACCCCTGCATACAATAACAACACTAATAAGCACAAAAAGCAACACAGTCAGCGTTGGAGACCACCACATCATCATTTATAATACCTCCCATTCGCATAATGTGTTCTTACTCTTTGATATTCCCATATATCCTCTATAACCTGTGTGCGTTGGACATCTTCTTGTATAATCAGATATACCTCTTCTTGAAACGATCGTACGGTAATAATAAACGCCACATCTTCGGCAGCATATGCGGGAACACCTTGTGTTAGTATCCCAATCAATTTACCATTTTCAGTTACTACGGGACCACCGCTATTGCCCGGATTTGCCGGAGCATCAACTTGAAACCAGATATGATCTTGATTATCATACCATTTATTGCTTATAATACCTTTAGTAACGGTCCAAGACAAACCTAGCGGGTGACCAATCATATACACCGTATCAGTCAGATATACTTGATGAAAGTTTACAATATTCTCTTCTTCCATATAAGGTAAATCACCGAGGACATTTATCTTTATCACAGCCGCATCAGCAGTAGAATGAAAACCTACAACACGCCCGCGATACGATGTAAAATCATTGAGCCAAACTTGAACATGTTCCGCCGGCTGCCCATCCCAACCCGCTACAACATGTTTATTAGTCACAATATATCCATCGGGACTAACAATAACCCCAGCACCCAGACCAACTTCACTGGTAATCGCCACCGTCGCCGGCAATACGTAGTTATTAATTATACCCCGCGGAGTCTCTACCGCAAAAAGCGGTGAAATAAACGCAAAAAGCATAAATATTGCTATTCCTGCGCTAACCACCAATTTAGATTTCTTCATCACTGTCATTCTACTTTCCTCCTAAAATCGCTTTTTGAATTTGTTGTTGTTCCTGTTGTTGCTGAGCCTGTTGTATTTCTTGCTCAATGATACTCAGCAGCTCCCCTTTAACTGCTATGTCGGAAGTTTTGATAAGAAGTTTCGCAATATTGGGTGTCATAGGTATTACGCCCTGTCGTAACATATCCATTAATTCAGCAAACTCCATCTGTCGAGTTGTTGGAGTAGATGGTGACTCAGCCAAACTTACATCATATCTTCCAACAGATAAGTCCTGTTTAATACGAATTAAACCCTGCAGTTTTTCCTGCTGTGCAGGATCAGCGGCCATTTGCTCAAGAGTCTGATTATCTGCTACCATACGAACCATCCGATCCATTGTATAAACCTGTTGAATCAAAGACACAATCTGTTGTGCAACAAGTTTACGGGTTAATCTCATATTATCCTGGTACGGACTAATCATTGCACTACCTTGCTGTTGCCGCAACATAACAGTCCTACCCGATTCGCGTGAGCTCTCCTGCATACCAAGCATCGATGGATGAATACCCGAAATTAGTTGAATATCTTGATTGTTCACTGCATCTCGATTTAGAAGAGCCTGGTTCGGCGCAAGACCCTCCAAACGTTTGACTTTATCAAACTTACCGGGCGCTGCAATAACCTTAAAACCAGGCGCACGGCCACTTTCATCCAATTCATCTTCATTCTCTACCGCCCCGGCTTCCATAAGCCAGCCGGTATTAATAAACCGCAGCAATATATCAATATCCTGTGAACGCCTTTTATTCTTTTCGCGTTGAGGATCCATTAAATCAGTAATCAGACCTGACCATTGCGGTAACGTTGTACCAAACCGTGGGGTAAAATCCGGGAAAAAGGGCGCATACGGAAACATTCCGTGGTTGTAAGGACTCTTGCCCTGCTCCAAAATCTCATTACCTGACAAAACAACATAATAAATTTCGGGACACGTAAACTTCAGCAGTTCCACCATGTCGTTACCTTCAATTTGGGCACGTACCTGTTTTACTTCTTTTGCAGGTACTTGCACCATATCCCCGGTATCCTGTCGTACCAGATAGTACAAATCAATAAATTCCTTATACCACATCTCACGTAGGTGATACGGTTCCCGTTGCTGCGAAATATTATCACCGTAATCTGGACCTTCTTTCACCAGCAAATTGAGTTTATTTTTAAATTGAGGATAAAGTTCAAGCACCTCGTCTTCTATCAGATAAAGATCACGATACATGTACCGAGCATCTTTTTGATCATACCTACGCGCATAAGGATCAACAAAGATATCATAGGGATCAACAGCTTCTAAAACAATATCACCATATAAATTGCGAGTATAGTCCACACCCGTTCTAATCCAGCCACGCCCAGTAATCAAACCAAGTCGATAAGCCTCTGAATAAACATACTGAGCCATATTATCGTTCTCAACCTGCTTAGTAAAACCAGTTAACAGCCGCGCCACCTCATTATCACTACCCTCACCCACGGGAAGCACTTTCATATCATAGCGTGTTTTACGTTCAAGTCCGGTAAGCAAACGCACCAACGGTCTTAAAATATTAAAGGTTAGAACAGGGCGGTTCTGGTTCTCCAATTCTGCTTTGTCCGTTTCATCCCATTGATCACCTTCGTACATTTTCAGCCAATCTACGGCGTCGGTACGCCAATCCTCGTTAATGGATTCAGCTTCCAAAATGTACTTCTGTATGGTACTCAAATCTTTCATGCCATTCTCCTACGGGGTTATTTGCCCATGTATGAACCTCTGCGTCGTTGTTTATACGCTCTGTACCGGCGCTTGGGCGTGCCAATTCTTGAACCTATCAGATATCGTAACGCGTCTGTAGCATGACATGGTTCTTTATCCGGTTCCTCTATCATCCACGAACGCAGTTCCTCGAACAAGTTCGGTAATTTCTTATAAAAAAAATACAAACGGGGAGCAGGGGATTCCCCCGTAATCGGATGCCGGTGACCTGCTTCCGGCTCTGCCAATTCACGTAAAATATCAATTGTCGTTAACATATCATCATTTGCGGGCAATGCCGCTACTCCGTATTCTCGATAGCGGTCAGCCAATGTTAAGAATTGACCATCCACTGCCTGATGCTTAGCCCATGAATGAGGATCAGCCACACAGTGAGATGGAGGAGAATCCCATAACATTAAAATACCACGTGCATGATCTCGAATCAACCGTTTATCGTGATAGTACTCATTACAAATATAATAGTTACCATGATAATCTACAGTACCCGCCAGAGCAGCTGTTGTACCAGTAGAATCAGCAGGATCAAGTCCCACTAGTCTAGGCCACCGGTCAGGTACCGGAAAAGCCTCGATACAGTGAATCGGTAGCGGCTCTAATACTAAACCACCCGGACTATCCCACGAACCAAATAAATTAACTTTTTTCCAATCTGTCGGAGCAGACATCATCTCATCAAAGAAAGACTTGTCCAAATTGTCTCGATTATCTACAAAGCTTATTTCGAAAAGTTCTGAGTTGGGTTTTTGTCCCAGCTTGAACCAACGATAACACCAGTTATGGCCTTTATCAGTATTTCCAACAAACATGCCCTTTTGTGGATATCCGGGTTGTCTAAGACGCGTTGTAATCTTTCTAGCGATTTCTTCAGGTAGTTCTTCCGCTTGATCAATTAAAAACCATCCAAATTCAGGACCTTTGTACAAAGCCTCACTTCCAGTATGCAAAAAGAAAACCATAGAACCGTTAGTAAACTTCACAATATTATATTGCTCATTCTCTGATTCTATAATCTTTTGTGATGGAACCCTGCCCCGGTCCATTTCATGTAATAAATCCATAAAAACTTTTTTAGTTGAAGTCCGCAGCTCCGGGTATGTGTTTCTAATAACAGCCCCTACGATCCCGGGGTAACGCAAACATAAATCAATGCCCACCAGACATCCAACGGTGGTCTTGCCGCTCGCAAATCCACCGAACATTGCAGGATATCGTGCTTTTGATTGAGCAAACAAAGCCTGTTTACCCTTGAGAGTTATTACCCTTCGACCTGATGCGTTTGTGATTGGCAAGGTATGTTACTCCATAAATCATTCTAAAATAGTCATTATCGGAAAGTTTGATCTCCCGATCCAGGCGCTTCCTCGACCGTGTAATTTTTTTCGATATATTCATTTTCGGAAACAGCCGCTTTAACTCTTTTTCGAGCATCTTCCACACTCTCCATCTGCACAATAATATTATTCACCTGCTTACCAATATCAATGCCGCCCTTCCTCTGGCTCAAACCCAGGATATTAGCCGCAATCTTTAAAGCATCGAGCTGAGTACGGTTGTCCTCAATTTCAGTTACTACTTTGCCGTTTCGGACAACCTTCTGCTTGGCATCTAACAGCTGGTCAAGCTTCGCAGCAATACGAAACTTATCAATGCGGTGAATATCAAAAACCTCACTATCGCGCAATCTCCCTTCAAGTTTCCGCTTAATACGAGAAACCTTAGAAGCAAGGTACGGATCATCAGGTGTATAACCGTAAATCTCCATGATCGCTTTACGAAACGGCCTGTGTTCCCGGGCTTCGGCGTATCGAACCGCGCGTTCAATAACCTGCAAGTCCTTTGATGTCATCCGCCCGCGCACAAGCGCCCTACCTTCCGATCTCATTTCTATACCCATTGTTCTATTTTAATACTGCACGCAACTTGCTTTTAATTTGTTCTATCACCTGCGAGATATATTGCTGCGTAACACCAAAATGCTCAGCCAGTTCTTCCTGTGTGTACCCGTGATATTTCTTACCCGGTATCGACGGGTACCGTTCGACTGTCTCTTTCATAGCAGGCGTCATCTCTGATTCAGGAACCTTACTGTCAACCGTACGCTTATCTTCAGCCGTTTGGTGCTCGACCGCTGCTAACGCCCACACTTCTTGTTCAAAAGGTGTTAAAACTTTTTCTATGGTCATAGCAAGTTCAGCACGCCATTCAAACCCATCAGCATCCGAAATAAGGTGTTCGCGCATCTCATCCGTAGCTTCGAAATCGTTCCCCCCATCATAAAAACTACGCAAGTCTTCTTCAGTACATTCCGAAATTGGAATCTCGCGAGCATAGAATCTATCACCCTTGTAGTCAGTAACACGCTTTGGCTGTAATTCAAGAACCGCTTGATCTGTTGCTGTATCCAAATACCACTTTGGTGTCATGCCCTCGGGTAGCTGCATCATTGCTAACCAGATCTCTTGCATAACATCATCTGCATCAAGTGAACGATCAGTGCAATTATTTCTTAACCACCATTTCGCCCAGTGTTCTACTTCTTTGCCCAGTTTTTGATACAATTCAGTGAACAAGACATCAGGCATCCTCTTAGTTTCCAGCATCGTCGCATCCCTCACTGGCCACAGTCACTCTTTTAAGGGCATCATCTAGTTTGTTAATAGCATTTGACAGCACATCCAGCATGTCATCGCATAGTTCATAAATACTGGGCTCCTGGTCATACATAAAAACCAGCGCTTGTGCCGCATCAATAAGCTCACCATAAGCTTTATATTGTTGTTCGGTCAACTTATAATAGGCTGGTTCCTTCAACTTATTCTCCAGCTTACTTATTGTCATTCTCTTCCAAGTCATTCTATACCTCCAATTTTATTAATACGAACCTTCATTGCTTTTTTAAGCTTTTTGTTAGATATCACAATTGGTTCGTTTGTATCAGGATTTACATATTTCCCATTCCTGATAACACCCACCACGGTACGCTTACCGTAGTTTTTCGGTGTTGCCCGCATATCATGCGAAGCAGGCATTCCGCGCATATCTTTAGCAGTTCCCGCTGGGTGTATGCTAACGGTCTGTACTTTCTTGAGAAACTTTCCCACTTTCCCCCTCCTTATGTTTCAAAAATCTAGCAACGATTCTTTGCAATTCCTCGCAATCTTGTACATCAAGAAGAACTGTATCACGTACAAAACCCGGCACCATATTCTCTTTCTTTACCAAAAGATGTAGAAAATGTGATTTCGGTTTATATGCCCCAACAACTGTCTTTTGTAGTATTCTAGCCATAACAACCTCCTAATAAAATAAAGTTATCTAAAGAGCTTCCGTCTGTTTTTGTCAAAAAACTCTTCTAGATCAGACTCTTTCTCGGGTTCCAAATCTCCAACCCGGCCATTCTTTAAATCAATCGATAAATAACAATGACCAATACCGGTCAACCTTCCCTTAACTCTGTACACTTCCAAAATATTCTTCAATTCCGGCAGAGCTCTCGGACCACGTTCATCTTCCCGATAAATAAAATCCATATAATCTGACGCATCCCGAATCTGGCGTGACTCTTTAACCAGATTCTTATCAGTAGGGCGCCCATCAATGTCTTTTAATTGAGCAATTATAATCGCCAACGAGTGATTTTGTTCCGCGATCAACTTCAACTCGCGAGCCACTTTACCTAGAGCTATATCAACCCTGTCTTCAGTATCGATCAGCGCGTTTACCGTATCCAGAATAAAAACATCGGGTTGCCGCATCTTAAGAATAAGCCGCATCTCCGCCAAAGAGTGTGGACGTTCATAAATCCACAATTTCTGTGTACCCAGCTGCACCAATTTGTCGAGAAACTCCTTTTTCTCGCGATCGTCGATACTCTGGTGCTTCAGGTGCATAATTTTATTCCAATAAATACCGCTTCGGATACATGCCAGTTTTAGTAATAAATACTCGTGTCGCATCTCGTTACTAAAATACACCACACCCAAACCCGAACGCAACCATCGAGAAGTCAGATTCAAGGCTAAAGTCGACTTACCGTGTCCACTGGTACCACCTAACGTCACCAGTGTTCCTTCCTCGTATTGACCCAGAGCATCCAAGCCTTCGATCACATTATAAGGACTCTGATACTGCGGCTGGCTCCGCTTTTCTACCACTGCCTTAGCGTGTTCTATCATATCTGACAAAGAGCACTCAACATCCGAACCAACTTCAGCCAGGGCTGCTATTTGTAAAGCTGCCTCGCTGCAATTGGCGCGAGTATACATAAATTCATGAAAAATATCGCGAACCCGGCGTTCCAAGTACGCCGCTTCCATTCCCTTAAAATAGTCATCGCTGTACTCATGTTTGGTTAAAACAGCGTAATCCAGTAATTGACTTTGTTCACCGGTCGTTAAGTCCAACCCGGGAACATAAATTTCGTTCAAGTCCTTCTGAATCCGAGCATCAACCATAACCTGAAACATTTTACGGTGCACTCCATCCGCAAACATCTCAGCGTTTAGCCCACGCCGAATCATATTCTCGTATAAAGTTCTAGAATTAGCAACGATACCTAAAACACCCTCTTCAGGTGAAATAACTTCGTTTTGAGTAACTTCGTTTGTTAATTCTGCCTCCATCCATACCTCCTAGACATAGTCACTCTAAAATAGATCCCGCTCCAAATCAGCCTGTGATAGTAAACGCAAATTAACTTTATCCCTGTCGTTAATTTTGGCTATGATAAATAATGCAAAGTCCTGCCATAACTTTTTACTGCCGCCCCGTTGTGGCCACGTAGTCGAAACCCGCAACAAACAATCCTTACGGGGTTCCAAAAACTCGATATCATAGATCAAGGGTACTTCGCTTTTATAGGTGACCGGTTCAATAAATGCTCCCACGGGTGGTGCGCACCCTTCCAGTTTGTATGTCCGTTTGCCGCCTTCTTTGATTTTTAAATCAGCAAACAACATGCCCGTATACTGGCGTGCCCGTTTCTTATCTGGAATATAAAATACGAATGTAAGCGCCTCACTCATCTGGTACCACCTTTCCAAACTCTAACGAAAACGCTTTGTCGAGCTCGCGTTCCTTAGCAAGTACTTTTGCCTGATGTTCCGCACTTTTAAGCGAAAATCCGTTATACAGCATTACCGCCTCATCCCATGTTCCATACTTTTCATAGCGTGCTCGCAGGTGTTTACAGCCATATTGTAAATTCGTTCTCGGGTCAAGCCTATTAATTTTTCCAAAGTATCTGGAATTAAGCTGCATAAGCCCTTTATCGTTCGACCCATCCTTATTACCGTGCCCATTCACTGCCCCCGGATTAAAATTACTTTCAGCCCAGATCAATGAGAACAACACGTTCTCTGGAATATCATACGTATAAGCTGCACTTAAAATCAAATACGTTAAATCCATATCCTTTACGTAGGTATTATAAAACACAGCTACAGCATCAAGTCTGCCTTTCTGTCGATACTCTGCAATATGTTCTGCAATGTCAAGTCTCGACATCGGTGCAGTGTACTCTATTCGAGTAACCTGAACTTCTTGAACTTCGACTATTGTTTTGGGTTTATGGGACATAAAACCCAAGAAAAATACTGCTGCAAGAACAGCAGCCACTATCAAGGTGTGTCTCAAAAGTGGTTTAATCATTCTTTCTCCCTTTTCTTTTTTTTATGTTGGCGATACATTGAATGACAGATTGCTGCACTCTGTTTAACTGGTTCACCCGGATGCTCGTGCTGACGCACCGATATGCACCTGCTTACGTACTCTTTCTCCGCTTCACCTTTATGCGGTACTGGCACTCTGTTCTCCTTGAATAACTTCGTTTTGAGTAACTTCGTTTTGAGTAACTTCGTTTCTTTTTTCTTGGTCGTGGACTAAGGTCTGGCCTAAGATACCTGACGGCTTTCCAAAAATACGAATCATACGCAAACGGTCCGCTAAATCGAAATACTTCATGTGTTCCCATAAGATAGATGACGGCGGGTAACCGCGTAATTCCGTATCTACTTTTTTCTCGAATAGCATGCAGCTTAACCTCCGCGGGCGCAAGATGCGCTTGAATTTGTTTCTGCATCTTCTTTAACTTCGCCAGCATATACCGATCAGACGCAGTTACTATGGGTGTATAGTATACATCCAAAACAACACTGTGTTCAGACTTTACGTTTTTGTTCAGTGTTTCCAAAGATTACGCTCCCCGCCTTTGCCGGCTTGTGAGCATCAGCATCAGCCGTATAAGAAGGTCTTTGAGGTTTACGACCAACAGGACCTCTTACCGAGTTCCTATTAGTATTAATGGTTGTCCGACCCTTAAATATGCGAAATTTCTTTGCCACAGCACAACTCCTTAATTTTATTTTTAAAGTAACTTTATCTTCTTTGCCCCTACTCCCTATAATGCCACAAACCAAGCCGCCGTCCCGGTTTTTTTCCAAAATTTTTTTCGGGATTTTTTATCGGCTTTCTTCTATTTAAAGCAAGTTTTTAGCAAGTTTGTCGGCTTCCTCGTTGTTCTCGCGCGCGATATAGCGAATAGCTATTGAGTAACTTCGTTTATTGTACTTTGCTTTTTTCAGTAGTATTTCTTTTATAAGATTATAAAAGGTTTTCAGGTTCTCATCTTTAACTTGCCATTCACCGTTAAGCTGATTCACAACAAGAGTGCTATCACTGTAAACGATAGATGGTTCTCTAAACGCTGCCAGACTAACACCATACAGTACGGCGCGGTACTCGGCCTCATTGTTTGTTCCGTTGCCAAGCCGCTCAGCATGCTCCACAAGCAGCTCTCCGTGTTCGTCGTAAGCTACTACTCCGATAGCCATTGGTCCAGGATTGCCGCTACAGGCGCCATCAACGTATATTTTCATCCTGCGCCTCCTCTAATAATTTCTCGATCATCTCTGCGTCTAGATTTTTCGGTAGCCAGATAAAACCTTCCACTACACAATTTTCTGCGTGCCCGCCATACTCAATTCTGTACGCGCGCCAATCCTCTAAACCTTTAGGATACCGAAACACTGCACATTCAACCAGTGATACTTTCATTAGTGCCCCTTTTATTTTTTTTATATATTTCAGGGTGCCGGCCCTTTTATTTATTTTTCTGGTAAAACGACCTAAAAGTAGACTATGGCACATAAACGGCATATGGGCTATATAGACCAGTAACTGGGTCATTGGGTTTTTAACCCGGTTTTATTAAAACAGAGCTATCCTCAAATGACCAATAAGCTTATTGCAACGGTAAACCATAACTAAGTGCAAGCACTAAGTTTATACTGGTACTTCGGCTATTCCCTAAGTTTAAACTTAAACCCAAAAGAGGCGATATAGCCGAAGATTATGCCTTGCGTGTAAGAGCTCACATAGTTTGTTGACATGCTCTGGTCGCATATGCATTTTAAGCATTCAAGCCAATCCGTAACCGCATGCTCGCTCTTACTCTTATATCTCTCTAATAGTATAGTGGGAAAAATTGCGTAGGTTTACAAGTAACTTTAAACACAAATACAGCCCATAAATATCAAGTTTCGTATATTGTGCCTTGGTACAGACATCTTTAATGCCGCGCGCTAAAAATTAAACCCGTAAAGAGAAAAAATGTCAAAAATGTCAAGAATAGTCCCCAAAACTTTTAGATCGCTCAAAATTGTGTCAAAAGTACCCGCAATAATGTCAATTATTCGTTAAAAAGTGTCAAAAGGTAACAACTTTAATTGACATTGTTGACATCGGTGTGTCAAAAGGAAACAAAAAACCCCGATTTGGACAATCTTGACTTAATTGACAAATTCCCAAAGCTTTGGTACAAAAGAAATTAAAAAATCGTTTTGAGTTTGGCACAAAAAATGCAAGTTTAAAAGTGAGTTTCAAGTTTCGAGTTTCATTGTTCTTTGACATATTGGCAAGAGCACAACAGATACTCGCTTGCGATATTGAGTATTCTTGCGACAATCTATTTCACAGGGGAGAGAGACAATGAGTAACAAAAACAATCATGTAACGGTAGTTGCAGGCATGCAAGGTACCGATCTTGTAACTATGTTACGCTTGCGCGGAAGTAATCCAAAAGAGTACTTCCAGAAACTTGCTACCCTTGCCACTTCCAATGACAAGGACGATATGCAAATGTATCTCAACTTGCTTAAAGCTGAAGCTAAAAGCAAGAAAATTGCAGTAGCGGAAAGCATCGAATTTGATGTTTTCAAGAACAAGCCTATTGCTCGCGTTACTGCACCGATTGAGGGCAGTAACCGTATCGCTTTCGGTCCAGGAAAGCTTAAGACATTGAAATGGCTTTTCGAAAGCGGCAAGGTACAGGAGATAGAGGAGTATTTCAACAGCTACGGCAAGTAAAACCAAGGCGCATACTAAATCAGGGTATGCGCCTAACATTTTAAATACAGGAGAAAAAACCATGAATAACTTAACTTATGAGAAATGCTGTATATGTGGCTCTGCTGTTGCTGAAAATGAGGAAGACGAAAGCAGGTGCATTGACGGACAGGTCATGCACCATTTCTGCAGGTTGCAGCGATACGGAAATATAGTCTCTGTACTGTCACACATAGAAAACAAAAGGTTGCGGCCGCTAAAACAGTAAACACTTAAAGCGTATGCCATAATATACACGGTATACGCTTTTACTAAACTTAAACTATGTGTCAGTGATATTCTTACTGATACATAGTATAATCTTAGTATAGGAATAATATAATAGCTAGAGGAAGCAAAATGCATGTTGAAAACGATAGGAATAAGAATCGGTGCCGTGCCAATATCGATACCCTTATTGACCGGTACGGTATTCAAACTGTAATTGAAGCATTGCTTATCTGTGCGGGTATAGAGGAGGACAACCCCGCCTACGAAAAACTTACTATGGGACTGATTGATTTTTATATGACACACTATATAAATCAACTAATGGAGAAAAACCATGACAGAGCAGGAGAGAAAAGCGGAAATAGCGAGGATTAGACTGTTATTAAAAGTACCAGTACCGTCCAAGGCAATGCAACAGAAATACGGTATCACTGGTATTACTGCAATGCCTGGCCACGTGTGTAGTTTCTTTGTTGATAATATTAAGGCATGGCTTACACACTACCCGTCTACCGATTATGGATGGGGACAATACAGATACGGGAGAGGACTATGAAATCACTACTCAAAGTATTGGTATGGACACCTGTAGCAAGTGTTATGACGGCAATTACCATAACTTTCTGGACAATTGTTTCTAAACCACGCGTATTTGTTAGGCATGGTATAACACTGTCAGTCATTCTGTGGTTGTTAGTGATACTCTTTATACTTGCGCTATTTGTGTCTGAGGGCTTGTATTCGCGTATTAAGTAAGGTGAAGACCCATGGAAGAAGTACTTTACATAGGTTACCCATTCACATTACCAGCATGGTGGACAATCTTCTGGATAAACATTAACTGGTGGTTTGAACCCTTACTGAACACGCTGTATCAGCTATTGTGGATGACAACCTTACTAAGTGCAACAGTAATACATATCAGGGAGAAAAGTTATGACAAGGTCAGAGTTCATCAACATGCTACTATTACCCGTACACCGAGAAGTAGCAGAAGATAAGTATAAACCATGTGATCCGCCAGTACTATTTATGATTAATGATCAACCTAATACCGATTTACTTGATCCTCTTATAGTACACAAAACGGAGGAGGGGTTGATAGTTATGATCGGGTATGATACAGACTATTAGAAGGCGCACTTGCAATGAATGATTTTACTCAAGAGGCAGAGATAGGTAAACTTAAAGCTATACGGAAAGGTTTGCCTGCATGGAAACAGAAGATGGCCGCTGATAGCGCTGTAGCCGTATATCGTCGGAAAATAAACGATAAACAATACATGAAATACTGTCGACAGTGCGGGAAAATCTTACTTTACCGCAAGAAGAAGTGTCCGGTATGTGGTTCAGAAGATTTAGAAAAACACCGGAAAACAATATCTCTTTCAGATTTAAAAGAGCCCCATACTTCCAGCTTTGAAGATCGGGTACTGGCAAATATTATGAAAGAACAGATCATGAACCTCTTAACAGAACGACAAAAGATAATTTTAAGTGATAGACTAGCAGGTGTTTCTGTTATCACTACAGCTGATAAGCTGCACTGTTCAAAAGACACGCTGTGGAAAGAAACGCGGCGTATACAACAAAAAACAAGATGGTATTTGGAGCACTAAATGGGAAGTCCAAATAGATTAAGACCGTACTGGAAATGCAAGCAAGATCGTAAAAAAGCACGACGGTCGCAAACTAAAGGTAGTACCAAACAAGGCTGTGTTAAAAACCAGCAGATAGTGAATATCTGTGCAAGGGGACGTAGTTATAAATATCCGTACTATTTTATGTTATTTCAGAAAAACAGTGGAGGTAAACTATGAAGCTAAAGCGCTACAATATGGAACCTAAGTTGATGCACAATTTTGGAGGAGATATTATCCTCCGTATTCGAGAGCAAGAAAGTTTAACCGGCAAGTGGGTAAAATGGGATGATCTGTATGGGCTGCACCTTGTGACAATCGACGATAAAATATATTTTCTTAATGAAGCGGGACACACTATTTTATGTTTTACAAAAACAACGGAGGAGGGCTATACTGCAATATGATACCAGCACTGCTATTCATTGTCATAGGATTGGCTTTGATTGTTCTGCTTGCCGAAAGAAGTTGATGGCTATGTCTTGTTGACCGTAGGTATATTGGTTTGCCCGCCGGACTGTGAATTCGGTGTATGTGGGTTCGATTCCCACCGGTCAACCAGCAAATTTATATAAGAAGTAAAACTATGAAACGCCCAATTATACTACTCGGAATACTAATGCTTTGCCTTTTTGCTTTTGTACCTCTTACTGCATCTGCAGGTGATGTTGTTGGAGATATATCAACAGGATACAACTACGACTGGGGTTCGTACATTGGGCTGAACCTGGCTTATTGTACTTCAGTTATCTCAGTGTACGGTGGCGCTGAATATTGGATGTATTATGCTAAGCCATTCTTCAGTCCATTCTACTCGGATTATAGTTTAGGGTGGTGGAGTGTACATGTTTTTTCTACTGCCGGTTAAACATAATACAAGATTCCTAGGCTGGGACTTGGACTAATAAGTATAGAATAGTTATAAAGATATACAAGCCCCGCGTGGCTCAAATCAACTTGATTGACTTTTCGATCAGAAGGTCAATGGAGATGATACAGCACGGGTTATTGTACGGTCTGCCCGGTTCCGTTTGAAAGCGGTTGTAGGTAGCGTGGTGACGGCGTGAATCCTGCCGTGGGGTTTATTTTTTTGAGGAGGATAGGAAAATGCGAGCATATAAAATAACAGATAAGAATGATTGCACCTATCGTGGTTTCCAATGGCACGAAGGCAAAGTACATAAAACTGACGGTGAACAAAAATTGTGTTCTTCTAGCTGGATACATTTCTATAGAGATAAAAGATTAGCGGTATTGTTAAACCCGATACACGGGAATTACCAGCCTTTCCATTCGTGGCTTGGTGAAGCTGACGGAAAGATTAAGGAAGATAATGGCTTAAAATGGGGATGTACCGAATTCAGGATGATTAAAAGAGTTAATATTCCTGAGATTACGTTAACACAAAAAGTGGCTTTTGCAATACTATGTTCTTTGGAAGTATGCACCGACCAGGAATATAAAAAATGGGCTGAAGATTGGCTAAAAAATAAAGATAGAACAGCAAGAGCAGCAGAGACAGCAGCAAGAGCAGCAGCATGGGCGGCAAAGACAGCAGCATGGGCAGCAGAGACAGCAGCATGGGCAGCAACATGGACAGCATGGGCAGCAGAGACAGCAGCAAGAGCAGCAGAGGCAGCAACAAGGGCAGCAGAAGCAGCAACAGGAACAGCAGAGACAGCAGCAAGAGCAGCAGAGGCAGCAACAAGGGCAGCAAAGGTAACAAAAATCAATCTCGTCAGTCTAGCTACAGAATGTCTAAAGTATTGAAACTGATTGCGGGGTTAACATAAGAGGGATAAAGAGGAGCTTATTTCATTGCGGGAAGTAAATAATCATGAAAAATATGCATGGGACAGAAGTTGTTTGCAATGCAGATAAATCGGAC